TTCTAAAGATATGCTGTTAAAAGGGTACTATATATAGTGGTACTACATCTTGTATGTATAGTATTCAAGTGTGGTTGACATCTAGTAAGGTAATCTTTATAAGTAAGTTTATATAATCACTATAAAGTTAAGAGTTGAATGGTACTAACCCTGTGTCACTCCCTCCCAACCAGAATGAACTAAAGTTTAGTAACAAATAAATATGTGAAGTAATAGCCTATTACGCTAGTTACCATGGTCCTGCTAGTCCACTTTGTTTATCGTGTTATAGTCAAGATTCCTTTTCTAAAAGCAGGAAGAAACCTTTGCTTGTATTTTTACTATAACAGGTTTTGTTTTTAGTGGTAGTATTTTAGTACAGGGTTTTTGTAGTAGTAGGAGTTTCCTCCTTTCGCCTACGCACAGTCACACAGAAACCCTGTAGATTTGTTTGCATAATTTCAATTTATGATATAATTAATTACTAAGAAAGGCATGATTAGTGAATCGTTCCTCCTGGAACAAACTTTATTCATAGCCCTCCTTTCTTTGTTTGTGTATAGTACAAACCCCTACTGGCAACAGCAGGGGTTGCTATACTAAAATCCATGGACATACATGTACAAGATTGTGATAACTGTTGGAATCCTTTTTGGGAAGATGAGCTTGTAGATGGATTATGTTCTGAATGTCAATAAAAAAAAATTTTTTTTACACCTAACACAACAACACTATTACACTAACTATACCTAGGAAAGTCCTAGGTTGGTTGTATGGGGATATGACCAGTATGTAAAATAAATATCTACATACAAATAAGATTAAGAAAGTAGCTGAAAATCATATAGACAGTTCGCAGGAATTGAATGTGTTGATTCAAGTTTATTTCTTTTTTCTTTCATAACAGTATTGGACATGCTGTACGACAAGACTCCACTTCGGTGGAGTTTTGTGTTATAGTTATGTTTATGAAAACATATAAAAAGAAAAAATCAGTAAAAGGTAAAAAGAAAAAAAGAGGTTACTAATGCCTAAAGGAAGTTACTCCCCTAAGCAAAAGAAACTAGCTGCGGTTGCACCGCCTTTTGATAAAATTACTGCTGCTGATTTAAAAAAATTAAGAGATAGTAAAAGAAGAAAAAAACTCTAATGGCAACATACCAGGGTAAATCAGTCACATTAAATAAACCTTCTAGGATTAGTAAAGGTGAACCTGGGCATGGTAGAAAAAAATTTAAAGTTTATGTCAAAGATGGTGACAAAGTAAAAAAGGTTATGTTTGGTGACCCAAACATGGAGATACGCAAAGATAACCCAGAAGCTAGAAAATCATTTAGAGCAAGACATAAATGCGATACAGCAACAGATAAAACATCTGCAAGATATTGGTCTTGCAAGATGTGGTAAGGAGATATTATGCCACATAGTTCAGGAAAAAATAGCTTAGTAGGAAATATACATAGAAGGCAACAAGCAGGTACTTCTAGGTCTAAGAAAAAATCTACTATATCTAAAAAAGCATACGCTGAAATGAAGCGTGGATGGAAACCTAAAAAATGAAAGTCAAAGGAGTAGATGTTTCTAAGTTGACTAAAAAACAACAAGAAACCATGAAAAAACATTCTAAGCATCATAGTAAAAAACATATTCAATATATGTACAACTCTATGCGTAGAGGTTCTAGTTTTACAAAAGCACATAAAAATGCACAAAAAAAAGTAGGTAAATAATGGCAAAAAAAGTTAGTTGGACCTGGGGTGGCAAAAGATATTATGGAACTCTTATAAGAGAAACTAAAACCCATAAGTTTGCTAGAACACATAATGGCAAAATTAAAAAAATAAAAAAATAATTGAAAGTGCCTTGCCCTGCGTGTCAGGAAAATTTACAGGTGGTAAAACTAAAATTAAAGTGTACGAACAAAAAGTGTAGGAATTATGGCAAATAAATTTTGTTACGCAGGTGGATGTCACAGACCTTTACCTAAAGGTAGAACTAAATATTGTAGTGACAGATGTTATAACAGAATTACTATGCAGAAAAAAAGGGCAAAGAAAAAAGGCATAGAGTGGACACAAGAAGATGACACATTAGTTATACCTAGTCAAAAGAAAAATTTACAAGCTAGAAGAGGCAAAGTATATACAGATATAGTTGAGTCAGGATTAGCAGAAGAAATATTAAAAGGTAAAAACACTGTATCAGATGTAGCAAAAATATTAGAAACTTCTGTTGCTGCAGTATCTATGGCATACAACGCATACATAGAAGATAAAGAAAATGAACTAGCACAAGACAACTGGGCAATACCACAAGTAGCAGAAAAATCATTACAAGACTTTAGAGATTTTAGAGATAGATATTTCCAAACAGAAAAAGGTGAACCATACGAAACGCCAGAGTTTCACATTAAATGGATTAACTCCATACTAGATGCTATAGAACATGGTGAACAACAAATGATATTGTCACCTCCACGACATGGCAAAACAGACTTGTTAATACATTTCTGCGTATGGATGATTTGTACAAATCCTAACATTCGTATTTTATGGGTAGGTGGTAACGAAGAGATTGCAAAAAACGCTATAGGTTCTGTACTTGACCAGTTAGAAAGTAATGAATTATTAATAGAAGAGATATGTGGACCTGGACCAAAATTTAAACCTAACACAAGAACAGGTAAGTCTTGGTCACAGAATGGTTTTACTGTAGGTACTAGAACAGTTACAGGTATTAAATCACCTACAATGGTAGGTATTGGTCGTGGCGGTAAGATACTATCTCGTGACTGTGACTTGATTATTGCAGATGACATTGAGGACCATACATCTACAATGCAACCTGCATCAAGAGAGAACACAAGAAGTTGGTGGACAACAACATTGTCAAGTCGTAAAGAGGAACACACTGCTATGGTAGTTATCGGTTCAAGACAGCATTATGATGATTTGTATTCACATCTTTTAGAAAATCAATCTTGGAAAACTATTGTAGAAGAAGCACATGATACAGCTTGTACATTACCAGATTGGAATGAAGAAGAACATACAGATTGTATGTTGTGGACTGGTAAGCGTACATACAAATGGTTAATGGATAGGAAGAGAGCAGCAGAAACTACAGGTGGTAGAGCTATATACGAAATGGTATATCTTAATGTTGCTATGCCAGATGGACTTGCTTTGTTTGACAGAGTAGAGATAGAAGAGTGTCGTGACCAGAAAAGAGATATAGGACACATACCACAAGGCACAAGATTAATAGCAGGATTAGACCCTGCATCTACAGGTTATCAAGCTGCATTTTTGTGGGCATATGATGCTGTTACAAATAAATTACATATGGTAGATATGAATAACAATTTAGGTGGTGGTATTCCACAAGCATTAGACATTATTAAAGAATGGTGGATGAAGTATAACTTGTCACATTGGGTTATAGAAGAAAATGGTTTTCAGAAAGCAATACGACAAGATAAAAGTATTAGGGAGTTTGCATCAGGACATGGTATATTTTTAGAAGGACACGAAACATTTAAGAACAAGTTTGACCCACTGTATGGTGTGACAGCTATGCGACCAATGTTTCAAGAACAAAATATTTCTTTGCCATATCTTAGCTTTGAGGCACAAGAGAAGGTAAACTTATATACAAGTCAGTTGGTGTATTTTAGTTCTGCTAAAAATAAAAGCAAGAGCGTAGGCACAAAGACTGATATAGTTATGGCTAGTTGGTTTCCAATGAGAGCCATAAGAAGAATGCAAAAGGAACGCTTTGCAGAGTTAGGGTACGATTATAGTCCTAGCTTTGAGGGGTACGAACCTAGTAGTATGGATTTAGATAATTGGAGTTAAATGCCTTTAGATAGCAAAAAGTTATACGACAAAATAGATTACCTAAGAGTAATTAATCAAGAACAAATGATTGATAGGTCTAGGATTCGTGACATTATGAATGGTGGTGAAGCTGCAGTAAAAGCACTTCTTGGTAATTCAGTTAATGTAGAGTATCACGAACTACCTGCACCTAACTTATTTTTAACAGCACTAGAAAGATTTGCACAGAAACTAGGTAGAAGTCCTGATTTAAAAGTAGATATTATAAACGAAAAAGATAGCGAGAGAGCTAGAAAAAAATCAGAAAAAGTAGAAAGGATAGTTACTTCTTATGACAAGTTTCAAAAATTACACATGCAGTTACCACAAGCTGCAAGATGGTTACCTGGTTATGGATTTATAGTTTGGACTATAGGACACAAAAGAGATAAAGATGGTAACCCTTATCCTTATGCTGAACTACAAGACCCATTTAGTTGTTACCCTGGAATATTTGGTAACGACCAACAACCTAAAGAATTAGCAATAATTCGTAGAGTGCCACACACAATATTGGCAGAACAATATCCTGAAGCTAAACAATATATATTTCAAAAAGAAGAAAACGATAATGGATTTCAAAACCCATACTCTGCACTTATGGATAGTACAGATAGAGCAGGAGGATGGGCTAACTCTACAGGACATGGAAAAGTTGTAGTTGAGTATAAAGATATGGAAGGAACTTATGTATTCCTACCTGAAAACAAAAAGATAATAGATTTTATGCCTAACGTATTACAATCAGGACCTTGTTTTGTTATAGCTAAAAGATATGCGTTTGACCAAATGCAATCACAGTTTCAACACATTACAGGTCTTATGGCAAACATGGCAAAAATTAACATACTTGGAACTATTGCTATGGAAGATGCAGTGTTCACAGAAACAAATATTGTTGGTGAAATAGAATCAGGAAAATATAGAAAAGGCAGATTTGCTGTTAACTATTTAACACCTGGTTCGCAAGTGTCTAAGCCAGTCAATAATCTACCATACCAATTATTTCAACAAGTAGATAGACTTGAAAGACACCTGCGACTTGGTGCTGCATATCCTGTATCTGATGATGGACAATCCCCTAATGCATTTGTTACTGGTAGAGGATTAGAAGAACTAGGACAATCTGCATCACTGCATGTAAGAGAATATCAAACAGTTCTTAAAGAAGCATTACAAGAGTTAGATGCTAAAAGATTAGAATATGATGAGGTTATGTTTCCTAACAAGCGTAAACCAATTGCAGGTAGGCACAAAGGAACATCTTACAAAGAATCTTATACACCATCAAAAGACATATCAGAAGTTTATGAAACTAGAAGAGTGTATGGCGTAATGGCAGGTTTTGATGAGCCACAAAAAATTATTACAGGGTTGCAATTAAAACAACAAGGCATTATTGATACACAGACATTACAAGAAAACATGGATGGGTTAGACAACATTACTAAGATACAACAACGTATAAATGCAGAAAAAGCAGAAACAGTTTTGTTTGAATCTCTTATGTCACAAGCTGCACAAGGTAATCCTAAAGCAACTATTGCTGCTATAGAAATAAGAAAAAATCCACAAAAGATGTCAGAGATACTAGATAAGTTTTATACAGCAGAAGGTGAAGAACCTAGCGAAGAAGAGTTAGCATTACTTGGTCAAGGTGGACCACAGATACCTGCAGGTCCAGGTGGTGGATTGCCAGGTATAGAACAAGTATTAGGTGCTATAGGTCAAGGACCACCACAAGGAGAACCAGTTGCCTGATATAAATAAAACTTTTTTTGACATGATTAATCAAGAAGATTGGTCTGAAGATGTATTTACAGGTACAGAAGAAGAAGGCAGTGTTGTTATGAAAAACTTTATTACAATACCTACACCACATCCACACTTTTTTATAAATCTCACATTTGAGTACGAATATAATCCAAAGTTAGGAGATGATTTATTTGGCGAAATATAACAGAGGTAGAAAAAGTAAGGCGTTACAAGAAGCAACTGACCTAACACAAGGTGGTGCATTTGCTGACATTGTTGCACCTCCAAGAAAAGAAGGCGACCCAACAGGACAAACAACAATGTTAGAAGAACAAGCAGGTGCTATAAGTCCTATGCAAGAAGGTGGTGGACCACAAATGGCAAGACCACCTATGCCTGTATCACCTATGAATTTAGCTGCACCAACTAACAAAGTAGCAGAACCTAACACTGCAGGAATACCACTAGGTCTAGGAGATAATGGTCCTGCACCTATACAAACAGATACTATTAGAAACTTTTTAATTGCAGGTAAACGTAATTTTCCTGACCCAATATGGGATGAGTTATTAGAAGCTGATATAGACATAGGTTAAGATGGATTTTAGACCTAATTTCTATCTGCCTTCACAAGCTAAAGAAGGATTAGCAGCTAAGACATCACAAAACTTACAAGAGATAGCTGCGTTTGAAAGAGCTATTACACCTGATTTAGCTAAGACAATGACAGATATTACTAGAACATATCCATCATTAGATAAGCGATTAGTAGTCTATGGTGCATTGTCAGGATTACAAGCAGATGATGATGCTATGTTAAAACTTGCACAAACGCAAGAAAAAGCTATGGAAAAGAAACAACGTGCAAAAGTAAATACACAAGTTAATCCATTAAAGCGTGGCACACAATTATCTTTCTTAGCTATGGATTCTGCGTTTCAAAATATATCACGTAATTTTAAATCATCTATTGTTGCTGCACAAGAAACAGGTACATCACTTACAGGTGCTGTAGTTGGCAACACATTAGCAGGATTAGTACCTGGAGAACAACTTACAGAAAATATACGTAAAGCTACATTAGGCAAAGAATTTAACGATAAGTACGAAGAAACAAAAGAAGCATATGGAGAAAACGAATTTCGTAGAGCTTTAGGAGAAGTACAAGCAGGTAGACCACTTAACTTAGGTGTGGGTCTTTTACCTAATTCATTACCATTAGAAGAAACTGATGTGTATGTGAAACAAATAAAACTAGGTAAAACACCTACAGAAGCATATGAAGCTGCAGCAGAGGTATATGGTAGACCTATTACAGAAGAGTTTGAAAGAGATGAGTATGAAAATACATATCTTACAAAGTATGGTGAAAGAATACCTATATCACCAGGTAGAGTTGTAGCTGCACAGTTTTCTCGTGAAGGTGATATTAAGTATGCATTAGCATCTACGATTATTGATGGTGCATTTAGATTAGGTGCAGACCCTATAAACTTATTACTAGGTTATGGTGGTGCTGCTAAAACTGCAGGTAGAAAGATTGTATCTAAAGCAGAAGTAGCACAGTATGTAGATGATGCTGCATTTATGACAAGAGCATTAAAAACATTTTCTCCTACAAAAAAAGGTGCAGAAGCTAGAAGATTAACCTTTGGTAAAACTGCTGAACAGATTATGGATAGCAAATGGGGAGATAAGTTTGTAGATGCATTAACAGAAAACAACTCTGTATCAAGACTTAAAGATATACCTACATTATCAAAGGTAGACCCTAAAGTATTAAACCTATTAGCACAAGTAAAAGACAAACAATCTATGCGTGAAATAGTATTGTCATTACTTAAACATGGTGATTTATCTGATTTGATGGTTGCACCATATACAGGTGCATTTGTAGGAAAAGAGATAGCAGAAGCTGCAATACAAACACCATTGACTAAATTACCTATGCGACAATCAGTTGTTGCAGATATGGCAAATGAGTTAGCTAAGAAGTTTGCAGGTCAATCTATAGATGTTGCACCACTTAGAAATACTATAGGTGCTTTGTTAGGCAAGATGAGTGATGACCCATTTAGAGGTGTAGTAGGTTTAGGTGGTTCGTTAAAGAATGCATTACCACAAAAAGTAAAAAGGTTATTTGATTTAGCACCTAGTAGATTTGCTGCAATAAATTACATAGGTGAAACTATAGAAAACATTGATGGCATTATGGTTACATTAGGTGAAAATCAAAAGACTAGAGATTTTTATATAGGCAAATTACTTACAGCTAAAACACAAGATGACATTGTAGATGTTGTTAAGACAGTAAATAAAAGAATACAAAACAAAGTTATAAAAGATAATCCTGATTTACAAGGTGAAGAAGATATGGTTAACGCTGTAATAGATTTTGTTAATAATGAAATATCAGAAAAAAGAAAATACTTTTATGACAAAGATGGTAAACCTGTAGCATTTCCTGGTACAAAATATAAATACGTTCCACAAAGTGTTGATGAAGCAGGTGAGATTGTAGAAGGCATTAATGTAGCTGTACCTACTGCTTTTTCTATGGGGCAGTTTGCAGATAACTTTACACCACTAATTGATTACAGAGAGTTAGGAAGAGCATTAAATACTTTTAGAAGATTAGTAGGACCTAAAACAGGTAAGTTAAGAAAGTTAGTATCTACTACGTGGTCAGACCCTAATAGAGATTTAGGGGAAAAAATATTACAACAAGCAAAGATACCTACTAGAGGATTAAAAAATAACTACGCTAAAAAGAAAAAAACATTAGCACCTACTACATGGATGGAATATATTTATTCTGATTACATAATGCAACGTGCATTAAAACCAGGTTGGATGTTACGACCTGCATTAGCACTACGTGTGCCACCTGAAGAAGCAGTACGTATTGCTATGTATGGTGGACCAAACGTATTTACACACCCATTATTACTTGCAAGTTTAAAATCTAACTTTAGACAAGGTGACCCTACAAATGTACAACTTGTTAGTAGTTTAGGTGAACAGTTGTTTTCTACACGTATAGGTGCAGATGAGATAGAAACTACTGCAGAGTTACTAGGCAACATAGATATGCAAAAAGGTTTAGAAACTTTAAAGTATGATGACATACAACAGATTATGAAAGTCATGCGACTTAACACTAATGTAAATGGTCAAGTAGGTGATTCGTTTTTACAGTATGCTATTGATGGTAATAATGCTACAGACTTTGCATTTGATGAAATAGTTGGTGAACTAAAACAACTTAAAACACAAAAAGTAAAACCTGTAACTAATCTTGGTAATTCATTAGAGTTGCGTGACCAAATAAAACCTTTTGCTAATTTAAGTAATCTTGAAAAAAACATATCAGTAGTACCTAATAAAAAATATAAACAAATAGTTGAGGTAGAAACTAATGCAGAAATAGCACAAGCAGTACAAAACTATGCAAATAATCCATCTATACAAATGCAACTTAAAAAATTAAATCATGGATTGTCTATACAAGTAAAAGACAATTCTGTAATACTTGATGTTACTGTACAACTAGACAGTGGTAGCACAGCATCAGAAGCAGATACAGCATTAAAAAATGCATTAAGTATTGCTGTTAAATCACATCAACCAAAAATATATTTAAGAGAAGAAGCATTTAATTTATTACCTGATAGTAACCCTATAAAAAACAGTGCTAAATATATTGAAGATGGTGGTTTATATGAAATATCTGTATATGCACAACCTGACCCACGTATAGATAATGTAGATATTAATTCACCTGTAGTAAAAAACGTAATGGAATATTTGTTTGATGCAAACTTCCAAACAGCTAAAAAGATAATAGATAAAAAAGGTGGATATGCACAAGCTGCACCTTCAGGTTCATTTTTTAATACAGACAAACATTACATACAAACTATGTCAGAACAATCATTAGTAAAAGCACTTAAACCTACAGGTAAACAAATTAGTTCTGCAGAGGATTTTTACATTATGGTAGATAAATACCAACCTGATGGAACAATAAATCCACAATATTGGCGTGGTTGGATTCACGACATTATAAATAAAGCAGGTGACCCTTTGTTTGTTATTGTTGCTAGAGATGGTGCAGATAAAGCATTTGATTTTTTTAGTAATACAACATCAGGTAAAAAATATATAAAAGAACTTATAGCAAGAAGTGATGACCCTGAAATACGTTCTGTATTAGAAAACAGTGATGATTTATTAAAGTATCTTAAAAGCACAGAATATGAAATAGGTAGATTGCAAGGTAATGCTACAAGAAAAATACTAAGAGATGGTCAAGAAATAACAGAAGAACAAGCTAGAGAGTTGCTTATAGATAGCAGTGGTAAAATAAATTTTCCTGATTACGAAGTAGATTTATCAGTAGGTGCTGCAAAGGTAAGAGAGTTTATTGCTAATGGTGGATTTATAGATGGTGATGACTACTTAGAGTTAGCACAAAAATACTCTGTATTGTCTGCTAAAACAGAAAAATATTTTGGTAAGTTTTATGACAAAATAAAAAAAGTGTTTGATGAGGATATACGACAATTAGATTTAGGACCAAGAGTACAGGCATTCAATAACAATCCATACCTTACACCTGGTGGACAACCTATAGATACAGCATTAAGTAAATGGGATGATGTATTAGGTGCAGGTTATAGTAACTTATTAGCAAAACCATCAGATTACTTAAATCGTGA